CGACAAGGTGGACCGGCAGGGTTCGGCTTGCGGCGCATGATGGTGGACGAGACCGGAGCGCCGAAGGGGATGCTGGATCGGGGCGACCGCAAGAGCCTGCAAACCGACCGGGTAATCCTAGTACCCGGCCCTGAAGACGAGGTCGAGACCGTCAATTGGGTCTACCGAGCCTTCGTCGAGGACAAAAAAACGGAAGCCCAAATTGCCACATCACTGAATGAGCGCGGTATCTTCACTGACCTCGGTCGCCCCTGGACCAGCGCTGCCCTTCACCAGATTCTCACCAATGAGAAATACATTGGCAACAACGTCTACAACCGCTCTTCCTGTAAGCTGAAGCAGAAACGCGTTGTCAATCCGCCGGACATGTGGGTCCGTTCGGAGGGGGTGTTCGAAGGCATTGTCGATCAAGACCTGTTCCAGGCAGCCCAAGTCCTCATCGAAGAACGAAACCATCGCTTCACCGATGACGAATTGCTTGAGCACCTTTCCGTCCTGTGGCGCACGCACGGTGTTCTCTCCGGTCTGATTATCGATGAAACCGATGGAATGCGTTCCCAAAGGCCCGGCGTCATCTTCTTCTTGCCGTCGCCATAGCGCCCGGCAGCAGGTGTCGGAATGGCAAGAAAGAAGCCATGCCTAGAGCGGATCACTGCACCCTCGGCGTAGGCGCGAACGATATTCGGGGCCTTGCTGAACACCAGCCCAGCGGCCCGAATGCTTTTCTGGCCTTTGGGATAGACCTCACTGCGCCAGGTGTTGGCGAGACGACGGCCAAGCCCTGCGCCCCGGATCTGCTGGCGCAGGTCCAACTTGAGACCATTGGTCGCTTCCCGAACTCCCGCCGTCACGGCGTCCTCCCCGGCTTTCAGTTCGTCGGCAAGGAAACGTTTGAGATCACCCTCGATGGCGGCGGACAGTCTCATGCAAGCCTCGTATCCACGGACCAAACCAGCCGCTCGGTGTCACGGACTGGCTCGCCCTGAATGACTAAGGTCTCACCGTCCAAGGTGAGGGTATCGCCCTCGACAGGCTCCGGAACCTCCGAAACCCGCAAGTCGAACAGTGCCGATGCCGAGACGACAGAGATGTCGCTGAACTCAGAGATCTGGTCGTTCTGCTTCACAATCACCCGCACCGACACCCCGTCGCCGATCCCGCCTGAACGGTAAATGGCCGTTCGGGCGAGGTTGGGATCGGCGAAAAGGTCTTCCATGGCATCAGCAAAGGCGTCGGTCATGATCAGTTGCTCGAGTGCAGGCGCACCGTGAGGCGAGGCCGCTTGTTGATCGGCAGGATCGACGCCTCGGTCTTGACGTCGATGGCGCTGCCGTCGTTGCGCGCAATCTGGCGGGCGTACATGGGAAGGCCGACGGTGTTGACCGTCTCGATCAAGTTTGCCGGAGCGCCATAGGTGACGAAGGTGTCCATGGTGCCAAGCGGAAAGGCAATGCCTTCGCCCGCCGGGATGAGCGTCTCGGTCGTCCCCGTCGAAAGCGTCACGGTGGCGTTGTATTCCTCGAACAGGATGCCGGCGAAAGGGAAACGACGCCGAGTATCCTCGCGAAGCGGCTGGGCCCCGGTCGAGGAATAATACTTGTAGGCATCCTCCACCTTGGCATGGCCGATCAGCTTGTCGAAAAACTCCGGGCTGACCAGGGCCAGCGCGCCAGTCATGGTCTCTCCCTTGAGCTCGGTCTCCACCTTGCGCAAAACGTCGCGCACCTTGGCCTGGACGTTGGTGCTGGAGGTACCGAGTACGAAGTCGGCGGCCTGGCTCGCGAGCCCGAATTCAGTGAAATAGTCGTAAAGCGTAGTTCCGGCACCATCCTTGACGATGCCACGCAGCGCGTTGATCTCCATGTACTCTCGGGTCTGGGCGTGTTTGGCGCGCATGCGGGTGAGCTTGCGTTCCATGACGGTAGCGAGCGGATCGGCGGCATCCGCCACCCCGAAGCCACGCACGCCCTGAACGTCCTGCGGCGTGATGACGTCATCATGCGGGATCCAGGGGATGGTGAAGGAGCGCATGGAGCGGGTATCACGGTTGGCGACGGTGGCCGCACCACCAAGAGGAACCGTAGGCAGCAGGTTGAGCACGCCCTCGGCCTGCTCGATCAGGGCCGAGCGCTGGGTAATGCCTTCAAAACGGAACAGGCCCATCTGCCCAAGCCGAGTATAGACGTTGGGCAGGATGTTGATGGCTTGGGTCATGTCGGCGAGCGAATAGCCGCCCGCGTCGAACGGATTGGTAACGACGGTCATGGGAAGAACCTTTCTTTGAAAAATCAGGCGGTGATGCGGGAGACGAGACCGGCGGTGGCCAGTTCGATCTTCTTCGCTGCGGCCTTTGCGTCGTCATCGATGGAAGCATCGAACACGAGAGCGGCCTCGGAGAGGATGACCGGGCCGCGCGCAGCGATGAGACCGGTGGCCTCAGCTGCGGTGGCGTCCACCGCTTCTAGGAGAACGGCGACGGCCGTCTCAGCGCCTTCGTCACCCAGCACTTCGGCATCGGGAGAAAAGCGATAGGCGCCGGTGGCGGCCACCTTGCCCAGCACGGCACCGAGCGGATAGCTGGCGCCGGCCTTCAAGGTCACCGCCTCGCGGCAGTAGTTGGCATTGAGTTCAAACTTGAGAAGATCGCCCAGGGTGGGCGGGGCAACGAGAGCGGGCATGGTTCAGTTCCTCCTCAGGAGCGGCCGGCGGCTGCGCCGCCATGGAAACATTGGGCGCCTGCGCGCCCATGGGCTTGGCGGGCACGCTTGACGATCGGGCTTTCACCGGTGGGGGTGATTCCCGGCGCGGGTGCCGCTGCAACCAGATCGGTGGCATCCGAGCGGGCGGCCAGTTGGTCCAGGACCGAACGGCGCAGGGCGTCGGCACTGGTTCCTTTCGCCATGGCATCGGCGACGTCAATGGGCACGCCAAGGCGCTGGGCCTGGGCTGCAACGCCAGCCAAGTCAGCATATTCGGTTCGAAGACGCTGCTCGACCCCGGCTACGGGCTCTGGCATGTCGGGTTCGGTTTTGTCGGGTTCGGTTTTGTCGGGTTCAGATGAGGGATTGGCCGGCATGTCTTCGTTCAAACCCAGATCGGGCGGCGTGCTTCCGTCTTCGGCGATGGGCAGGTGTTCGGAATCGGTTTGCATGAATGTCTCCTTGGCAGCGAGGGTTGGATGAGCGGCCACACCGACACTTTCAGCGTCGGCGGTTCCTGAGTGACGATTGCTGGAGGCGACGTGGCCGCGAGAAAGGGATTTACGGACGAGATCGGCTGCCATTTCCTCGACCGCCTGGCGAAGTGTGCCGACCCGGTCTGTAAGCCCGGCACGGACCGACTGGACGCCGCGAAAGACGCCAGCCTCAGTGGCCCTAACAGACTCCGGCGACAGGTTGCGTCGGCGGGCCACCAGCGTGACGAAACGCTCGTAAAGCGCGTCCACATCGACCTGAATGTCGGCGCGGGCGCGGGGCGACAGCGGCTCGTGGGGATTGCCATCCACCTTACGCTCGCCAGCATGGACGAAGGTCCAGGCAAGTCCGGCCTGTCGGTCTGCAGCACTTTCGTCCACATGGACGGCGACCACGCCGATGGAGCCGACCTCACCGGTTTGGGTGACGGTGATCCCGTCCGCAGCGCAAGCAATGGCATAGGCGGCCGAGAGAGCCGTTTCGTTGGCGACCGCCTGGATGGGCTTACCATGCTCTTGGCGAAGGGCGGCGATGCGGTCCGACAGATCGAACAGCCCGCCGACTTCACCGCCGGGCGAGTCGACGTCGAGTACGATGCCACGCACCAGTGGATCGAGCGCGGCCGCCTCGATAGCATCGCCAATGTCGCCGTAGGACATCATACCGCTGGCCGCCGCGAGGTAACCAGATCGGCTGACCAGGGTGCCGGTGACCGTCACGATGGCGATACCGTCGGGCGTGATGATCGTCTCCCGACTGGGCATCATGGCGATGTCCTTGGATGCCAGGTCATGGCCCGCAAGCCTGGGGCCAAGGGCACCGAGAATCACGTCGAGCTTGGGACGCGCGACCAGGAGCGGCGTCCCGAACAGCCGGGACGCGATGTGAGGCAGATCCGTCATACAATACTTACCCATTGCGTTAGCTAACGAGATGCGTTATGGTTGGCTATGATCAAGTCGTTCCGCAACGCTGCGGCGGAAGCCGCCTGGCAACGCCGCTTCCTCAAGGGCGTTCCGAACGACATCATGAAGGCGGCGCACCGCAAGCTGACCCAGATCCACAACGCCCGCCGCCTGGACGATCTCCGGGCGCCTCCGGGCAACCGGCTGGAGGCCCTGTCAGGCGACCGCAAGGGCGGGCACAGCATTCGGATCAACGACCAATGGCGGGTGTGCTTTCGTTGGCGCGATGGCGACGCCTTTGACGTCGAGATCGTCGATTACCATTGACCGACAAGGAGACCGCGACCATGGCAGATTTTGCACCGACCCATCCCGGCGAGGTTCTGCGGGAGGACTTTCTCAAGCCTCTTGGCTTGAGCCAGTACGCCCTTGCCAAAGCAATCGACGTGCCCCAGATCCGGGTGAGCGAGATCGTCAACGCCAAGCGGTCGATCACCCCGGATTCCGCTCTTCGTCTGGCCCGTTACTTCGGCACCACGGCCGAGTTTTGGATTGGCATGCAGGCCACCTATGACCTGGAGACGACCCGAGATCAGGTTGGTGCTGACATCGAGGCAAAGGTTCATCCCAGAGCAGCCTGATCTTCTCCCTGCGGGTCGGGTGGCACCCCGACAGTCGGTTGGGAGTTCCCGAAGCCGAGCCCGAGGGATTGTTCCCGTGCCTTGTCGGCAGCGATCTCGGCATCCACCTGCTCGGCGTCATAGCCGCGCTCGGCGATGGCCTGGGAGCGACTCTTGAGGCCCGCCTCGATCTGCTCGATCTCGGCCCGTGCGTCCTTCAGGGGATCGACCCATTCCCAGCGCGGCGGCAGCCATGAACAGGCAAGGTACTCGGTCCGGAAAGTTTCAAAGTCCGGGATATCGAGGGAACCCGACATCACGGCCACATCCATCCATCGCCGCCAGACGGCGCGGCAAAGCTGATAGACCATCACCGAATGCTGCCAGGCTTCGACCCGACGACGGAACTCCAGAAGCGCCAGCCGTGAGTTCGAATAGTTGGCCTTCAGCATGTCGTTGCTGAGATAGGCGTAGGGCACGCCCAGCGCGGAGGAAACCTGCAACAAGGTCCGGTACTGGAACGCCTCGTAGCTGCCGCCGACGTCGGCGGGGGCCGATGTCTGAATTTCCTCACCGGGCTCCAGCATCACCACTTGGCCGGGCTGGACGTCCATCGTTCGCTCGCCCTCAGTGCCGGTTTCCTCGGCCATGTCGAATGGCTCGCCGGGCGCAGGTGTGGTGACGAACAGCGCGTACATGGCAGCCACCTTCTTGCGGTCCAGTTCGGCGTCGTCGTACTGATCAAGCAGGAACAGCTTGACGATGGCCGGGGCAAAGCGCGAGACGCCACGCAACTGTCCGGCATCCACCGGATCCATGACATGAATGATCTCGCTTGCCGGCACCCGCACCGTCTCGCCGACCAGGCCGGGATCGGTGCTGTCGCCGGGATGACGCCGCAGAAAATGGTAAGCAACACGCCGCCCGATGCGATCGAACTCTATGCCCTGGCGGATGATATTGCCGGAGGGCAACGTCTCCGTCCGGGTCAGCGGCAGCATCTCGGAAGGGATCATCTGCAATTGCAAAGGCACCGACAGCCCGTCTTCGGGACGGCGGGGCCGGAAGCGAAAGAACACCTCGCCAGCCATGAAGACTTCGCGGGCAGCACGACGCTGCAGACCATAGAAATCCGTTAACCCCTCGGCGTCCGCTTCATCGCTCCAGGAGAGCCACAAACGTTGGATCCGCGCCTTCAGCTCGGCATCCTTGATCAGCGACGACGGCTTGATCCCGGCACCGACTACGTTGCCGGCCCAGCTTTCGATCGCGTTGGTGGCATAACCATTGTTGCGAACCAGATACCGGGCCCTGGCCGTGATATCCGATCCCGCCGCCGTGATCAGGGTATTGAGGTGAGCGCGCGACGGCTGGAAGGATTTGAGCCGACGGTTGCCCTGCCCCGCCTCAAAGCCCCCAGGGAAGCCAGCGATGAAGGCACCGACGCGGCGACGGAAGGATGCCAGCATGGTCACAGTCCTTTCACCTCATAGGCCCTTGCTTGCGGAGACCAGGACACGACGCCTTGGTCCGCGCGTCTGTGCCATCGCGATGCGCCGGTCCAAATCGGCCAGCACCTTGTCGGCCAGAGCGAGGTCATACTGCACGGTCCGATCTCCGACGCTCACCCGACTGACCAGGGAATTGCGTCGTGCCAGAACACGTTCGCGCTCGGTTTTTAGATCATCCAGGGTCATGACATCACGTTACGTAAGAGGACTTGAACACACGCCGACCGCGCCGCACCGGGCGGCGGATCACGCCGGCGGCAGGCGGATCGTTTGAAGTTTCTGGCACCGAGACCTCGGGCCCACGCACCTGCGTCTCGAGATCCAGCCATTTGGCGTCCGACCAGCGATCGGCGCCGAGGATCCAGGCGACGGCCCGCCCATAGACCCGACAGTCCAGCGCCTCATTGCGCTCGCGGAGCTTTTGCCACTCGAGCTTCGTGAACCCTCGACGGGTCCTCACGCTGACCAAATGCTCGGCAACCAATTGCTTGCACCACTCGGCATCGGCCCACGATGGCAGATGCACCGTTCCGGCAGGGTAACGGCCACCACTGGCGAGTTCCTCGTCGGTTGGGCGTTCGAGGCGAAGGTATCTGTAGGTTTCAGCCTTGAAGGTCGATCCAGCCACGGTCCAGAGCCGGGCCCCGCGACGGATCTTCTTGCCGCCTTCGGTGGCATCCACGTACGTGGGCCCGGACACCGGGCTTGAGCGGCTGAAACTCTCCACACCCTTTACCGGTGCGACTTGAGCCGCCCCCATCCTGCGCGCCCATGCATAGACAGCAGAGGTCTCATAGCCCGTATCGATCGCGAGCCGGGCAATCTTCAAAACCGCGCCGTTGGCGTGACCATAAGTCCGGCCAAGGATCTCTTCCATCGCGGTCCAGGTTTCAGCCTTCTCGGGCCCGCCCTCGACGACAATATGGTCAACCAGCCAACTCTCCAGATCCCTGCCCCACCCCCAAACGTCGACCTCAATGCGATCTTTCTGGACGTCGGCCCCGGCAGTCAAAAACAGTGCCCCCGCAGGGACCGTGCCGTTCGGCCAGGTTTCTCGTCGATCATAAAGCCGTTGCCAATCAGGCGCCTCTCCGCGCTCCACCCAGGCCTCGCCCAGAACGCCGTTCTTAAAGCTGCGGATGGCCTCGATCGACCCTTGGGCCGCTTCCCACATGCGGGCGAGATCAGACCAGGACAGCCAGCCCACCGGCGAATAGAGCGCCGACAGGTGAAACCCGATGGTTCCTGGATCGGCAGCCTCAGCGGTGGGACGCCATTCGCCCGCCGCCATCAGGGCTTCCTTGTGACCTTCTCCGATCTCCCCATCGCAGGCCTCGCAGATGTAGCGGGCCGTCTCGGGGTTTTCCTTTTCCCAGCGCAGGCGCTCGAACTTGAGCCACTGGAAATGTCCGCAGTGCGGACAGGGCACGAAGTAGCGCCGTTGATCACTGGCTTCGAACTCGCGCTCAATGCGCGACACCCCATGGGTGGTCGGCGTCGATGCCAGGAACACCTTGCTCCGCCAGGAGAAGGTGCGGGTCCGGGCCTCGGCCAAAGCGACCGGATCGCCTTCCTCATCGGCGGACGGCGGATAGGCGTCCACTTCGTCCAAAAACAAATACCGCGCCGGCATGGAGCGGAGCCCCACCGCGCTGTTAGCCCCGGTCATAACCAGAAGGCCCGCAGGGAACTCTTTCGACAACATGGTGTTGCCGGAATCCCTGGCGCGCGACGGTTTGATCCGCTCGCGCAATTCCGGCGTCTCATCGAACAGCGGATCAATGCGCTGACGCGAAAAACGCTTAGCCAATTCCACGGTCGGCTGGACCGCCAGCATGGGGCCCGGCGCATGGTGGACGACGAAGCCGATCCAGTTATTCCCTGCTTCGGTCGCTCCGACCTGCGCGGCCTTCATGAACACGACGCGCCTGGCCGGATGGCTCGGCGAGAGCGCATCCATAATGGCGCGCATATACGGTGTGCGAGTGGTGCGATAGCGCCCCGGCTCAGCCGAGGCGCGGGACGACAGCATGCGATGCCGGTCGGCCCATTCAGATACGGTTAAAACCGGGTCGGGCGTCAGCCCATTGGCCCAGGACCGCAGGATGTCGTCTGCACCGTCGAAGTCCAGCAGATCACCTGAACTCGGGCCGAAGTTCGGCGAGTTCTGAGAGGTGGTCACGGACATGAGCTTCGAGAACCTTTTGCATGCGATGTGGCTCGATCCCCATCTGCACGGCCATTTGGGCGGCAACACGGGCGGGCCAGTTGACCCAGGCGTCCCGTTCCTGGCGTGCCAGGCGGAACACCAGCGCGGTGGCGCGGGAACGATCGACGTGTTCGCCCTTCATCTTCTGAAGACGAAGCCGACGTTCCTGAGCCTTGAGAACTTCGTTGGCGGTCTTGGCCTGCAGGAACGTGGTCCCGCCGCCGGTCGCCGGGGTGGCGAGGCCGTTTTCGCGGAGCGTATCGCCCACCGCCGAGAGCGCGGTATCAGGGACAGGCTTCATGGATTGGCGCGGGGCGTCCTTCCTCTGCTTGGACGGATCGGTCATGGCCGTGCGGCGGGCATCCGACGCATCGGCATCAATGGAACCGTCCGCATGAAGGACCAGTCGCCCTGCTGCCTTTGCTTTCTGGATTGCGCCACGCGACAGCCCGACATGGGCTGCGTATTGGCGCTCGCTCATGCCCTGCAT